AATAATCTCTTCAAGGCAGGCAGTTGCCCTTTGACCCAGCTCCGGCTGGGTCTTTTTTGTACAACACTCAATCATCCCTATTGCTTTTTCTAAAAAAGTCATACAATCGCGCCAAGGCCCACCGGGTAACCGACCCTTACCGCAGCGGATGCTGACGATTGGCTGGCGATACCAGCAAGCATTCGGCCCTAATTTTTAGGCTCACCGTCGCGAGAACCCTGTTTTTTCAACAACCGAATGAGGTATCCAAATGAGCATTTCTTTAAGCAATGCCTTCGTTACTCTCTTCGACGCGGAAGTCAAACAAGCCTACCAAGGTAAGGCAATGTTGGTTCCGGCGGTTCGCCAGCGTCGTGGAGTCGAAGGTTCAACTGTTAAGTTCCCCAAAGTGGGCCGTGGTGTTGCCACAGTTCGCGTTCCCCAAACTGATGTCACCCCTCTGAATGTTGGCTTCAGCACTGTCACTTTGACATTGGCTGATTTCAATGCAGCAGAGTACAGCGACATCTTCTCGCAAGCCAAAGTCAACTTCGACGAGCGCCAAGAATTGGTGCAAGTGGTTGCTGGCGCTATGGGTCGCCGTCAAGACCAAATGATTCTGGATGCCTTGTCTGGCTCCAGCACCAGCTTGACCGTTGCCAACAGCATTGGTGGCTCAACAACCAACATGAACATTGCCAAGCTGCGCGAAGCAAAACGTCTGTTGGACAAAGGCAATGTGCCGCCTGATGGCCGTCACATCATCATCCACGCCAACGGTTTGTCCAACTTGTTGTCCGAAACCAGCGTGACCAGCTCCGACTTCAACAGCGTTAAAGCGCTGGTGCAAGGCGAGATCAACACCTACTTGGGATTCACTTTCCATGTGCTGGGTGACCGTTCCGAAGGTGGCTTGCCAATCGACGGCTCTCTTGACCGCACATGCTATGCATTCCACAAGGATGCAGTTGGCTACGGTGAAGGTATCGCCATGCGCACCGAGATCAACTACATCGCCGAGAAGACTTCTTGGTTGGTGAATGAGGTCTTCAGTGCTGGCGCTATCGCCATTGACGATGAAGGTATCGTCAAGATCACCTGCCGTGAAACTTAATCTAGGAGACTGACATGGCATTTTCAAGCACTGGTTTTGTAACCGTATGCGCTGCCAAATCTGGCAATGCACCATCAATGTATCTGTACAAAACAACAGATACCCAAGCCACGGTTAACACTGTGAGCTACTTTGACAGCATCGCATCGCTGTTAAAAGTCGGCGACATTATTTTTGTCTATGACGCTACTACCCCCAGCCTAGTGTTGACTTACGTCAACGCTGTGTCTTCAGCTGGAGTGGTTGACATTGCTGACGGTACAACCGTAAGCGCAACAGATACCGACTAAATCGGGTCTGCTGTAAAGAGGCCAACTTCTGCCATTAGCGGAGGTTGGCCTTTCTCACATTGAGAGGTTCAAATGGCTGCTGGTGACACTGGTGTATCGATCTGCTCTGATGCCTTGCTCTTAATAGGAGCGAAGGCTATATCGTCTTTTAACGACGGCACCGACGCATCGAGCGTATGCGACCGACTCTATCCAGATATTAGAGACTCCACCTTGGTGATGTACCCGTGGAGCTTTGGCATGAAGAAGGTGCAGCTGGCACAGCTCATCACAACCCCTACATCTTTCTGGCGCTATGAGTATCAGCTGCCAGGCGACAAGTTAGCCAACCCACGCTTGGTATACAACAGCTCTACGCAGAGCAGCCCCATACAAAAAGACTGGGAGATCCAAGGCGACAAGCTGCTCACCAACCTGACTAGCGTCTTTATTGATTACCAATTTAGCGTGCCAGAGTTTGCAATGCCGCAGTACTTTGTGCAGCTGCTCAAGTACATGGTTGCTTGGCACATTGCAGAGACCGTGACCGAACAACAGGACAAGGCTACCAAGTGGCAACGTGTGGCCACTGGTGATGTATCTGAGAATGGCCGCGGTGGTTTCTTTCGCACAGCTGCCCAGATCGATGGCCAGAACAACCCTGTGCGTGTCATTGAAGATTATTCACTTATTGCGGTTAGAAACTGATGCCACGCTTTGTAGAGTTCACAACTAACTTTGCAACCGGCGAGCTCGACCCCTTGTTGCGTGCTCGGGTTGACCTGGCCGCATACGGCAATGCGCTAGCCAAGGCGACTAATGTATTGATCCAGCCCCAGGGTGGGCTGCGTCGCAGGCCTGGCACTAAGCACGTTTTTGCGCTGCCAAACACCAGCACCGAGTCTGCCGGCAACGGCGTGCGATTGGTGCCGTTCCAGTTCTCTGTAGATGACAGCTACATGTTGTGTTTTACCCACAACCGTATGCATGTAGTTAAAAACGGTGTGGTGCAGACAAACATCAACGGCACAGGTAACAGCTATTTGACAACCACTATTGGCAGCACAATAGTGGACGACATGTGCTGGACACAGTCAGCTGACACTTTGATCGTGGTGCACCCAGATCTGCAGCCAGTACGCATTACTCGCACAAGCGATACTGCTTGGACAGCCACATCAATCACGTTTGATGCAATACCCAAGTACGCTTACGACATTGACTTTCATACCAACACCAGCTCAACGCTGACCCCGTCTGCTGTGTCTGGTAATGTGACGCTGACTGCATCAACCACCCACCATGACTCTGGCACAGCGCAAGCTGGCACCAGCACAACAATAACGCTCAAGAACACAGCAAGTGCAACAGATGACATATATGTTGGCATGTACATCAACATCACAGGCGGCACAGGCTCTGGCCAAACGCGGTTGATTGAGGACTATGTTGGCAGCACCAAGGTAGCCACAGTGGGTGAGGCTTTTACCACCACACCAAACAACACAAGCACCTACACCACAACCACGTTTTCAGATCTGTCTGTCAACCAGTACATCAATGCACAGCCGCAGGGCAGAGCTCGCATAGTACGTTATGTGTCAGCGACTGTGGTCGAGGTGGTGACAGAGTACCCGTTCTTTAACACTACTACCATTGATGCAGGCCGCTGGGAGCTAGAGCACGGCTATGTAGATGTGTGGTCAAGCACTAAGGGTTGGCCACGCTCGGTGTCGTTCCATGAGGGGCGGCTTTACTTTGGTGGCAGCAAGTCGCGCCCGTCCACAATCTGGGGCTCCAAGATTGGACTCTTCTTTGACTTTGTGCCAAACGAGTCGCTAGATGATGATGCGCTTGAGGCAACGCTCGATACCAACGACCTCAACGTCATCACCGACATAATCAGTGGTCGAGATTTCCAAGTGTTTACCACAGGAGGCGAGTTCTATATACCGCAGGCCGGCACCGACCCTGTGACCCCGCTGACCTTTACATTCAAGAATGTAAGTCGCAATGGCATCAAGCCTGGCACCCGCGTGCAGTCTGTTGAATCTGGCTCGATCTACATCCAGCGCCAGGGTAAGTCGCTCAATGAGTTTGTGTTCAATGACACCCAGCTGACCTACATCACACAGCGTATATCGCTACTGTCTGGGCACCTGCTCAAGGGGCCGCAGCGGGTTGCACTGCGTAGGGCATCGAGCACCGAAGAGGCCGACCTGCTCTTGATGACCAACACTGATGATGGCAGCATTGCAGCGTTCAGCATCATGCGCAGCCAGCAAGTCACTAGCCCATCTGAGTTCACCACCGATGGCGAGTTCATTGATGTGGGCGTGGATGTCAACCAGATCTATGTGGTTACCAAGCGCACGTTTAACAGCGTGGTTAGGTACTTTATTGAGATCTTTGGCTACGAGTACTTTACAGACTGTGCGTTTGTTGGTGGTGCAGCAGCTAGTGCAAGCGGCCTGCCCCATGTGGCCAAGGTGCTAAATGTAATCACAGACGGTTCACCGCAAGGCAACGAGACCGTAAGCGGCGGCGGCTCGGTAACCTTTGACCGATCAAGCACCACCAGCTATGAGGTTGGCCTGCCCATCACGGTCTATGTCAAGACCATGCCTGCCGAGGTCAAGCTGCAAACTGGCAGCCGAGTCTCTTTTAAGAAGCGCATTGTGGAGATCAGCGCTGTGGTCAACGAAACACAGAACCTGATCATCAACAACCAGCCAGTGGCTTTTAGGCTCTTTGACAACCCGCTGCTTGATGATCCAATACCAGAGTTCACCGGCATCAAGCGGGTCAATGGCGTGCTTGGCTACAACCGCGAGCAGAGTATTGAGGTATCCCAAGACCTACCAGTGAAGATGAATCTGCTAGGCTTGGACTACCGTGTAGCGGTTTTCTCAGGAACATAAGACATGGCAACATCACCATCAGCAGCAGGATTAGTCGCAGGCGCAGGCCTACTGGCTAGCTATGGCGAGATTGAGGCTAGCAAAGCCGCAGCCATCAACCAGCAGACTAGCTACATGCTGCAGGCAAGAGACACCCTGGCAGTGGCTGAGGTGCGCGCCGACATGGCAGAGCAGTACTCCACCATTCAAGCTGGCCGCACAATTAGGAAGGCCGAGCTGGAGGCGCAGAACTACACCATTGCTGGCAACACCCTGCTAAAGAATATGCGCGCCACCAACGCTGCTGTACGTGCCAGGGCGGCTGCATCTGGCGTGGTGTTGGGTGAGGGATCTATACAGAGTGTGATCAACCAAAACATTCAAGGCACTATGCGCGACGTTGGCATATCAGACCTTAACGCGCTGACAGCTCGGGTGCTGGGCTTTGAGGATGCGACGGCTATGCTGCAGTCTACCGAGTACCAGAACACGCTCAACCTATACAGCGCAAGGAGCCAGGCAGGCCAGCTCACATTTGCTGGCGAGGCTGGCCGCAGGGCTAGCGGCCTGCTTGCTGGCGCCAAGCTGGGCAAGGCTGGCATTGACTATCTCAGACTGACTGCGTCACCTACTACTGCGTCTAAATCGTTTGGTCCCCAGCTAGACACTTTCTATCGTGGCACAGGAACATCTGGGGACTAATATGGCTACTCAAAGACTTGAATCAGGACAAATGCAACTGCGCTCTGTGGGAGGTGTGCCTATGGTGCAGCCACAGCAGCAGGCGGTAGATTTTGTCGGACCAAGGGCTGCGGCACAAGGCGCCAGCCAGCTAGCCCAAGTGCTCGACAGGATGAGCGCTAGTGCTTTCCAAACAGCTGCACCTATGCGCCAAGCAGAGGGCTTGCAGTACGCTGCAGACAACCCACTGACAAGCGAACAAATACAGATGGCCAAAGACGGCATCCCATTTGGCGCCGGCAGCACCAGCTCGCTGAACTACTTTGACCAGGCGGTAGCCAAGGCTCGCAGCCTAGAGCTGTCTGGACACTTTGAGATCGAGGGTCGCAATGAGTTAACCAAATTGCTGGCCGACGTCAAAGACGGCAGGGCTACGTCTGCGCAGGTAAGCTCAAAGATTAGAACCATGACCGATGGTTTATCTAAATCTCTGTCAAGCATAGACCCAGAGGCGTCTATCAAGTTTCGCGCCACCATGGCAACGCATGGCCACACAGTACTTAACGCTGCATACACCGCAGAGCTAGAGCGTGAAAAGTCTAAAAGATATGCATTGGTTGATTCAGACATTGACAATCAATTTCGCATATTGGAGGAAACAGTTTCGCAGGGCAGCGTTACCATAAACGGAAAGCCGTATTCAGTAAATGAAATTGGCGATGTAATTAGAAAAAACATCTTGACACAGTCTATGCTGCTAGGCGACAAGGCTATACAAAAAGAATACAGCACAAAGTTTGAGGTGGCGTTTCGCAATGCCAAGATCAACGGTGTGACCAAAGAGTTAATGACAGACGCAAACATGGCAGATCCAGAGCTTACTTTGCAAAAGCTAAGGAGCGGCGATCTTGGCAAAATGAGCCCCGTGCTTAAAGACTTAATAACCAATGACTTTGATGCCGTTGCTAAAGTGACTGCCAACTTTATGGTGGCCATCAATAACCGTAAGTCAATTAAGGATGCCAAGCAGGCAGACGAGAAGCGAGTCGGCGAAGGCAAAGCCATCAACTTGCTAGAGCAGATCTTCCCGCTGCCAGAAAATAGCCCTAAACGCAAGGACCTAATTAACCAGCTCATTGCTTTGCCAGAAGGCTCGGTGCCTATTGGCATGCTAAAAGACATCCTAAAACCCAGCGGAGATGGCGACTCGGCTTTGAACTTTAATCTTCTAGCCGGCATCTACAACAACACGATTACTACCCCAGACCAGATCTATTCGCTAGTTGGTAAAGGCCTCACCGCCAAAGACGCAGTGGCTGCGCTCAAGGTAATGCAAAGCGAAGACAGACGCGACAGCTCAACACTTGATCGCGGTATATCTCAGCTCTCTGGTATTCCTGTAATACCTGGCAGCGTGGTGGTGATCGATCCAAAGGGTGAGGAGTTTAAGCGCCGCACCCAGCTGCAGGCAGAGGCGCTGCAGATCCAATCAGCGGCAGCCGCTGAAGGCAAGATGCTAACACCGCGACAGGTATTGACGCAGCTTGAAGACAACATCGCCAAGCGCAGAAACACTGAAGACGCCAAGGCGGCTACCAAGCAACTCGAGGAGTTTGCCAAGCGATCAGATGGAACATACAAGCAAGGCCGTGATTGGATTACTGGCCCAGTGACCCGCGACAATTTGCCGGCTCTGCGTCAAAAGGCTGGCAACGACCAAAACAAGTTAAGACAAATAGCAGAACTTGAAAAGCTGCTAAAAAGATCGGAAGGTAATTAAGCATGGCCTACAGTCCAATCGAAGACAAATACTTGTCGGCGCTGACTGCTATGCAGTTTCCAGATGAGCCGCCAATGCCAGAGCCAATGGCACCAGAGCAAGCAGCGCCAGCTGGCCAACGACCTGGCGATGTGCTAGTGGCCGAGGCTGGCTCACGTAATCTTCCAGAGCAGGCCTACAGTGGTCAATATTCTGACAGCATGAAAGCTATTGATCCGACCGTGCGTGAGCGCTTGGCTAGCATATTGCAGTCTAGCTTTGAGGGATTGGGAATGGATCGCTACAAAGCCAGGCAGAACGCTCAAACACTGATTGGTGGTGGCAGTAGCAACCTACCTTTGAATATAGGTTTAGCTGACTTTGTGCCGTTCTTAGGCACAGGCTTGCAAACCGAAGAAGCTGCCATCATGGGCGGTGAAGCTGTTGAGTCTGCCAAGCGTGGCAACCTTGGTACAGCTGCATTACAAGCTGGTGGCGCTGCTGTGGGTTTAATACCAGGCGCTGCAAGTACGATAAAGACTGGCAAAGCAATGCTGCCTAAAGCTGGAGAGATGGCCATTAAGAGCATGGAGATGCTAGGCACTCCAGTGCAGATGAACCTTATAGAAAATGCTCCATCTATGGGTGGTGCTGCCACAAGAGAAATTACAAGACAAGAAAAGTCTGCAATTACTTCAGCAGCCAAGCGTAATCCAGCTTTAAAAGAATCTGCAACTACTGCCGTTAATGACTTCCATAATAATTATTCTGTTGATGCTGGATGGGCGCCAGTAGAAGTTAATAAGATTACTTTTAAGAAAAGTAAAACTGGTGAAAAGATACCAGAAATTGAAACTAACGCAATACCATATGACTTTCATACACCACCAGAAGGTGTGCCAAAAGAAGCATGGCAGGCAACATTGTCAAGTCGTATTGTTGATGAAGTTCAGTCTGTAGTTGATAGAGCAAATTCTGGTGATCAAGCTGCATTAAACATAATTGCAGAAGCTGGTTGGTACAGAACTATGCGTGATCGATTACGTTCTGAGTTTGGTGGTATTGGTGATGTATTTGCAGATGTATTGGGTACTACTTCAGCACAAACTGATGTACGCCAAAACTTTAAAAACGCTGTTGCAATACTAAACAAATTCAGTCGTGGTGATTACGACAATGCTTTGGCTGCATATGAAAGTAGAGTAAATACTGGTAAAAGTATTGACCCTGGTACTTTAAATAAGCTCTATCAATCAGGTGATTTTGATTTAATTAAGAGTGATGCTGGTGCTCTGTTTAATACAAATAGTCCAGCCAGCATGGGTGCATTGCTTGATATGTTTAGAGCGGTTAAAGCTGGTGATTCTCCAAAGACGCCTAACTTTACTGGCAACTTGATTGGTCTTACCAATGAGGCAACCATTGATGTGTGGGCTGCTAGATTGTTAAGACGTATGGCAGATTTGCCAAGAATTCCACCTCCTGCAGAAAAAGGTGTTGCTGGCAAACATTTAAAAGGATCAACCCTCTACAATCCAAATGTTGGTAGTGAATTTGGATTTGGCCAAAACGTATTTAAAGAAGCTGCAGCAGAGATAAACAGTAGCGGTATTGTTAAAGGTGTTGATCCACAAATTGGTGATTTAGGTCCTGATGATTTACAAGCTGTCGTATGGTTTATCGAAAAAGAAAACTGGGCTAAAAATGGTTGGACAACTAAAGCTGGTGAAGGTGGTTCTCTAGACTATGAGATGTCTTTAGCTGGATCACCAGAACAAGCAAAAATTGGCGAGTTGCGTAAAGGTATAAATGCTGGATTCCAGCCGCCGCCAATGCGAGTTGGTGAAAAACGTGAGATGCGTGATACTTTGCCAACAGATCCAAATGTAGTTGGACCGCCATTACCGCCATTTGTTGGGCCGTCTACTTATCCAGGTAGAGCCGATCAAGCTAAACAAGTTGATATAGCAAACAAGATTGCTATGCGTCAAGAACTTGAAACATTGAATGCGCCTCTTGAAAGATATCAATTGGGTGTATCTGGTGAGCGTCCAAATAAGCCAATGAGTAACTATGGCCAGGCCGAGTTGGCCTCTGAATTTGACGACGTTGTGCGCAATGACCCAAGTGTTCCAGCCTATAACTTGTCTAACACCTATGGGTCTTTTATGGGTCAGACCGAGCGAGCATTAAATGCTGAGTTTGTGACTCGACAAAACTTTGACCCAGCGCCACTTGAGCGTCGATTAGTTGAGCAAGGAAAAGCATATGACCAAGATGCTGTTTTCATGTCTAAAGTTGTCAAAGATGGAACTCAACCAAATGCTAGGCCTGGTGTAGAGATCTATTTCAAACAAAAGATTACTCCAGATCAAATGGCTAAAGTAACTGAGCGTCTACGTCAATATGGCGTTGATGGCTTTACCTATGTCACTGATATGCGTTTCTCTGATAAGGTCAATGTGCAAGTAAAAGCTGGTGCAGCTGAAACAGCAGGATTGAATGGAATACGTTTTCAGTACATACCAGAATTTGATGATGCCTATAACGCTACTAATAGAACGCAAATAATGGCTGAAAAACAAAGATTGTTTAATAAAATTGTTAGCGATACAATTCAAGATGGAAATGTATCAGATGCCAGAGTGGTGTATTACGATACCAAAGTCCATTTTAGGAGTGACTACGATGCTTACCTTGGAAGAAATGCTGAAGGAAGAAATCCAACGTCTGGGGCAGGATCATCCAGCGGTGCAAATGCTACGCAATCAGATAGCAGCGGAAAAGTCGGGCAAG